CCAGCCGCTAATTGCTTGATATATTCTTCCCATGATTTATTTATATCCTGATTTATTTCTTTATTAGTACGATCTAATCCTAGACCCTGTCTAATAATTGAAGCTTCTTTTAGCTCTTTATTGTATTTCTCGTTTATATTAACGGTTTCTTGAAGATATTTTTCCTCCTGTTTGAGGGTCAAATTGAGAACTTTTAGCCGATCCTCCTTTGATTTTTTCAATGCTTCCTGCTCTGTTATCCCTTGTTTGATATATTTTTGTTGAGCTTCTTTTATTATATTGTATTGCGATTCTATTTGTTCGGCAGCAACCGATTCTCCTAATTGCTTTGCCGCCTCTTCTTCACGTTTTACAATATCTTCTACACTCTCAAACAATCCTCTGACTGTTTTTATCAAATCAGTTAAAGTGTCATTTACAAAGGTCTTTACTTTGGCTGTCATTTTCTCAAATGATCCTCCGGTAACATCAAACAGCAAAGCAATCTCTTTTGTTAATTCGGTTTGAGAATTAATTAAATCTTCTTCAACTTTTCCTAATCCTCCGGCCTTAACTTTCACTTCGTCCAAATTGGTAGAAATATCTTTCAGTGTCCGGATATATTTCAAACCTGCATCTTCTCCCGGCCCGCCAAATATATCAGCAATAGCAGTTCCAACAGCAGCGGAGCTTTCCGGGAGTTCGTTCAGTTTTTCAGAAACAAGTTGCATTACCTCAAAAGTAGTAATAGACCCGCTTTGCAACTCCTTTTGTATTTTCTTCGAATTTAGTCCGATTCCCTTTAGTGCTGCGGCAGTGGAATCCGTCATTTCTCGGAGCCGCATATTTGCTTCCTTGATAGTATCTATACCTTTATCGGAGAATATACCTTGCTTATTGGTTTCTGTGATGATAGCTACAAACTGATCGGCCGATATTCCAGCTTCTTTGAAATATGCTGGGTATTCTTTCAAGTTATTCAGAAATTCGCCATTCGCATCTGCTCCGGCTATAAAACCGTCCTTTATTACTTGCAAAGCCTTTTCGGAAGTGATACCAAATTGTTTTGATACTGTATTAGCGGAAATAAGCACTTCTTTAAAGTCTTTCCCGTAATAGTCTGCCAGAGCTTGCACTTCGCTTCGATAAGCCTTCAAATCATCCCCTGATTTATCTGTGAATTGCCTTGTTAACTTTGTCGCTTCAACCAAACCTTTATTATAATCATACCACCATTTAAAAACGACGCCAGCACCCGCTATCCCTGCAATACCTAAAAACACTTTATTCTTTAAAAGGGAAGTTAGGGTATTCCCGAAAGCGGAAGCTTCCGTTTTTAGATTGGAGAAAAGACCGGAACCGCTTTTGGCATTGTCTGCCATACGTAACAGGGAATCAGCAAAAGAGTTATTCATTCCCAGAGCGTTTTTTATGGCTTCTTCGTAGTTCCCGACACTTCGATAGAAACGTTGAGTTTCTCCTTCCGCTTCTTTGAGTGAATCCGTTATGCCATTGATCTTGTTTTTAAGCTCCTGCCCTCTGCTTGCTTTTCTTTCTACTTCTGAAAGGCTGTCATACTCTGATGTAAGATTGGATAATTGTGCCCGGAGTTGCTTTAAACTACCAGTTTGCTCCTTTTCAATCTTTATATTATTTCTAACATCTTTAGTAAGCGTCTGAACCACGTCTTTAGCGTGCATCATCTTTTTTTCTGTTTCTACGAGCTTGGCATTATACTCCTCTTGTGATATTTTCTTGTCTTTCAAGGCTTTTTTATACTCTGCCTCTTCTTTCTTCAAGTCATCAATAACCGCCCGGTATTTTGCAATGTTCCGGATCGCATCATCATATCGAACTTTTATCTCTAATACTTTTTCTACTGTATTTTCATTTTTCATAACTCTTTTCTATTTTTCGGTTAATACTCCGTTACTTGCAAAAAATAAAGCCATAACAAGGGCGGGGAAAGTTTTGCTATCCCCTTTGATATTCAGATTATCCAGGAGTGAAAGCATTTTTTTACGTCTTTCGGAATCCGGCTCATGTTCATTTATCAGATTCTCGATCATTGATAATGTTGATACAGTCTCCATCCGGTTGTTTTGGATTAATTCTGTAACTCGTTTGCCTTCTGCTACTACTTTCTGAATAGTAGTTTTATACTCTTTAGCCATCTTGTCAAAAGCCAAAGCTAATTTCATGGCTTCTCTGTTGTTTAATAAATCTTTTTCTGTCATAATCATTTCATATTAAATCATTAAATTACAAATCTCCCAGATGATCCAGAGCTTCGTCCGGTATTTCCATATTTATAGCCTCCTCCATAGAGATAGAATGTCCCAAATACTCTTCTAAAAGCATTTTTCTAGTTTGATTGGCCTGTTCGGTAATACTTCGAATCTTTTCTTCTACATTTTCTTCCATGGCATTACAGTTTTAAAAGTTTGCATTCGCATATATCATTCTCTTTAGTTGTTATCTCTATGATAGCCAGATAACAACCATATTGAGCCAAATAAACCGGTACATCCATCTCTAAGTCCCGTAACTCGATACTGTTAAGACGGATATACTCGGTCACTACCTTTGCATTATTGATTAGTCCTTTGTACGTCTGATAGTTGTTTGCAATTAAGGTAGTCCATTCTAACCCATTGAATATTCCCTTCGTGCCATCAAGCAATAATATCCGGTGATTTGTTTTATTATATTCCAGCTCTCCTTCCTCGTTATAAGAATACAGAGGAATATAAGCAACGCCTCCTTTTGTACTGCAGGCGGAGAAAGGCAAAGTAATGGCATCACGTTCATACTCAATCGTGGCATCATCAACCTGGATATTCCCGTCATAATTTCCCATGACATTATCGTCCTCTTTATACCGGAACCAGTTGTTTTGAGCAATGTTATCAAGGGTGTACTGTAAGTTTCTAGGTGTTATGCTATTATAAGCCATTATCACACGATTCGTCCAGTCTACAGCTTTAGATTTGTTTTCAGAGAGATTATCAAAGGGAATAAACTTGATCCCGTTTTCTCCATCCGGTAAGGCAAACAGACCGACCATTGAAGCAACGGCTTTAATAAAGTCTATTTGCTTGATATCCGGAAGATTGGGAACTAGGGGAAATTTCTCACCTAATACAACATCTTCTTCCCGTTCTGTTATAGTTACTGACAAACTTCCTGATACACTATTTATCGGCTGTTGTCCGTTTCCACTTGATATTATAAAATATCCATCTTTATAGACTGTAGCAGAAGTATCAAAGCTATAAACTAGCCGAATATATGGCGGTTCTATATATGCAGCCGGTTTATATATGTTTATTATTTCTTCCTGTTTGGTCGGTGTACTATAAACTGTAATTTGAAAAGGAGTATTTAAATAATCAATTCCCTGTGAATAAGTGTATGAAACTTCTATTGTTCCTTTCAGTTTCAATGTTGAATCAAATTTCGGGTAAATATCCCGGCTCCCGTTAGTGCTAACATACTGTTGGGTACTATCTCCTATAGCTTCAAATTTGATTATTGATGAATCATACCCTGTTACTCTTAAAGTCATTGGGTAGGCATCATATATCGCTTGCGAATCATTCCTTGTCAAAAGAGGAATAATCATTTTGTTTATGACAGTAAGTTTGTCAGCAGGGAAATTAAACGTTACTCCGCTTTGCTCCTGAATCTTGTCTAAAATCCATTTAACGGTAACTACCGGATGATACCACACGTTCGGGTCACCGGAATTAAATCCGTAATCAATAAGTGGAAATTGTGCTGAATTGCTTCCCTTATTGCTCCATACTACCCAGTCTACGCCCTCTACTGTTCCGTGCGTAATATCTGTTAGTTTCTTGCCATCGTTTACCACGCCAGCAAAGTTTGTAACGTTCCCCCATGTAAGAGCAACCTCTATTGTTTCGCCAGTTGCTAGCAGTACTACATTGGCATTTTTAATCATCTCAATGCCATTCCGTAATAACGTCCCCTTATGCTTTAGGTACGGATAACGGCTTATTGAACTGGGAAGATGTGCACACTCAATCAAAGCCAGATTCTTTGCCGTTTTCGGCAATCTGATCGTATAACTCCTATTACTTATAATTTTACTTATATCGGTTAACAGGTTACTTTTATATATCTGTCTTGTTAAGATCGGCCTTTGTGTTATTAATATATAATTCGTCTCTTGTCATAATCATACTTTTTATTCATGCCGGGTAGATCATCCGAAGCAGACCTACCCGGTATTGGGTTATACAATCTTTGCCAATGCTTTAATTAGCTCTTTTGCTGATTCGTTAGTCAGACATACAGAAATAGTTCCATCTTCCGCAATATCGTCCGCCTCCAGATTTCCGAGTTCGAAAATCGGTTCATCAATGTGTACACCATCTTCTTTTGCGTGAAGAATGGAAAAATCATGTCCCGAGAAGTTGTGAAAAGCCAACCCGTTTTCTGGTACTCTCTCCGCACTAAGTTTTAGTAAACGGATTGCCAATTTAATGGCTTCTTCCTTGCTGATACTACATAACAGACTGTTATCTTCTGTCAAATCTGATTCTGAATCAATTTCTTCAAAAAGAAAAGTAATCTGTTCGGGTAACTTTTCCTTTCCCTTGTGC